ACATACGAATCATATAAGACAATAACCTTTGTTAAAGGTGGAGTTGACTTATCTCTTGCTGCTAGTGGTGAGAAGACAATAGATGACCGAGTATTATCTAAAATTACAGGTTATGATTGTAAGATTCGTAGGGTTTTAGATGAAGGTATTGAGGCAGTATGCCAAGAATTAAAAATTAAATCAGTTAATCCTAACATTGACAATAAGGACAAAAAGTGATATTATATATAATAGAACAGAAGGAAAAAAATGAATAAAATATTAATAGTATTAACAAGTATTATTCTTATGGGTTGTTCAGTTGCAAATCCTAAAGTATCTTTTGGTAAAAAATGTGTAGATAAGGGTGACCAGGTTCACTATTCTTATGTATGGATTTATGACAAAAATGCTGGATTAGTTGCAGACGAAATAACTTGTGAATTAATAGAGAAAAAGTAAATGCTAGAGTATACCAAAAAAAGACAAAACGAATTGATTGGTAATGCTGCTAAGATGATGAACAAGGCACAATCAAAATGGGCAGTTATGTTCTGGACAGGTGTCTGGAAACAATTGTGTATTAAATTTAATAAGGTAAATTAATGAAAGTGATAAGGGATATTATATTATGTACTATATACTTGACAGCATTTATTGGTGGTGTAGCATTGCTTTTGAATCATATGCAAGGAACTTTATGGGGATAAAACATAGAATAGTTTTTAAAAATGATTTTAAAGCACACGCAGATAAAGAACAAGACGAATTAAATGAGTCTATGAAAGAAGCATTTAGACAAAGGGATGAAAGAAAAGCAAGAGAACAAGGACAGATCAGACCTTTTACAGAAGAAGAAAAGAAAATATTGAGAGAAGGATTACAGAATGCCGAAGTTAAGGAAGACTAGAGAAAAAATTTACGAAAGAAATCCTGATACAGGAGTTATTCGTTGGAGATACACAGACGAGTCACCAGATAAATTTGGTTGGCCAAATTACGGTAGAATATTGAAGGAGAAAAAAAGTGAAAGAAAAAATAAAAGAAGCAATTAAGAAACACGCTGAAGGCAACATTGCAAAAGCAAAAACTAATGTGGAGATATTTTTAAATAATCCAGTTGGTGTTGCAACACATATGGATTCAGTTGAAACGGTTACAAAAGAATTAAAAACAATTGCAGATAATAAAGAAATTATTGAAACATTAAAAGATATTTAATGCCACAATATACATTTTTCAATAAGAGAACTAGGAAAGAGTTTACTGATTTTATGAGTATATCAGAAAAAGAAGAATACCTAGAGAAAAATCATCATATTTCACAAGTTATTGTTCCAATAAATATAGTTGCAGGAGTTTCAGGACTCACACATAAAAATGACCAAGGATGGAAAGAAAATATGTCAAGGATTGCTGAGGCACATCCTACAAGTCCACTTGCCGAAAGATATGGTAAGAAATCAATCAAACAAATTAAAACTCAACAAGCATTAGCAAAGAATAAAAAAAGAATAGCAAGTAGAAGGAAAAAATAATGGCAAAAGATTTACCAGATTATATGCGTGAGTTTGATACTTCAGATGATTGGGGTTTTACTCCAGTTACATCTAAACCTGAATCAAGTAAACCAAGTATTGATCCTAAAGTAGTAGAAGGAACAAATATAGAATTATCTAAAGTAAAATCAGATGTTGGTGATATTAAATCAATGATGAATGAGATAATGCAAATAGTAGCAGAAAAAGATACTATAACAAAAGAAATAACAGACGAGGACACTAAAGCAAGGTTCAAAGATATTGAAAAAATTATATTGCCGTTTTTATATAATTTATCAAAGAGTGATGAACCATATATACATTGGCCGAATAGAGGACCAATTATTAAGGCACAAATAGAGAAGATACTTAAACTAACAAGGGGGTAATTTATGTCTGCTAAGCAGAAGCATAAAGAACTGAAAAAGGAAGTAAACAAGTATGAAGAAAAAAGAAATAATGATAGATCAACACAAAGTTGGTACGATTTGAGAACTCTAAAGAAACTTAAATTAAAAGCAAAGGATAAAATAAATGCAACTAAGCAAAAATTTTTCGCTTAAGGAAATGACTGCCTCACAAACGGCAGACAGACACGGTTTGAGTAATAATCCAAGTGAAGACCATATGGATAACCTCAAAAAACTATGTGAGAAAGTATTACAACCTATTAGGGATCACTATGGGAAAGTAGTATCAGTATCAAGTGGGTACCGTAGTCCAGAGTTATGTGTTAAGATAGGATCAAGTTTAAAATCACAGCACGCCAAAGGGCAGGCGGCGGATTTTGAAATTTTTGGGGTCCCTAATGCTGACTTGGCGAAATATATCATAGATAATTTAGATTTTGACCAATTGATATTGGAATACCACAATCCAGAGGAACCAAATTCTGGATGGATCCATTGTTCGTATAAAAATGCTGAAGACAATAGAAAACAAATATTGAGAGCATATAGAAATAGTGATGGCAAGACTATATACGAACCATATGACCCTAGTTGAGAGGTAAATACTCTTAATAATGCTAGAAACGAAGAGCGGAACAAACTTACGGACCATTATATGCTCCATAGGTCAATATGACGCTTGACTTTTTGCCAATATAATGATATATTAGTATATTATGAGTAAATTTAAATTTATAGAAGTCAACAAAGACTTATTACCAAAGACAAAAGGTAGACGAATAGACGGTCATAGATTTTACGAAATTGATGGCAAGAACTATCCGTCTATCACTACCGTTTTAAATATCAGAAAAAAAGAAGGACTAAACGAGTGGCGTAAAAATGTAGGTGAAGGCGCTGCTAATTGGGAAATGGCACGAGCGGCCAGACGAGGTAAGGCAACCCATACTTTAATAGAACAATATTTAAAAAGTGAAACTCCTAGTGAGAGAAGTGTATTGCCATTAGGACTATTTAAGTTATTAAAACCTTATGTAGATCAGATTAACAATATTCATTTATTAGAATCAATAATGTACTCACACAAATTGACCATTGCAGGTCAAGTTGATTGTGTTGCTGAGTACAATGGTAAATTATCAGTAATAGATTTCAAAACAGCAAACAAAGAACGAAACGAAAGTTGGATAGATAATTATTTTTTACAATGTACTGCCTATGCAATTATGTATGAGGAGATATTCAAAAAACCCATAGAACAAATTGTTATATTGCTTGCAGGTGAAGATGGTTCAGTTGCTTGTTTTAAGAAAAATAAAAAAGATTATGAAGAAGAATTGGGTAAAGCGATCCAAGACTTTTATAAATATTACGAAGAATTAAACAAAGGTAAAGTCAAAAGTACGAAGTAGATTAATAATGTGAAATAAATTTATACTTGCGACCTAACGGTAAAGGAAGTATGAAAACACTACTACTAATTTTAACATTATTTTTAACGAGTATTGCTTATAGTGAAGAGCAAAGGACTTACAATTTTTGGTGGGAACAAATTCCCGCTGTTTGTTCCACTTCAAGTGAAATTGAAAGGTGGGCAAGAGACCACGAGTTTACACCTGTTAACGCAAGTTACGGAAGATCAGGTGGTAAACCTGATGGTGATATAGTTTATATGGTGATGTATTGGATTAATGACAAAGGCGAAACATTTGCTTCAGTTACAACACCAGACAATCCAAATCAAGTTTGTATTGTCTTTAGAACTTTTGATCTGACTATGAATAGTAATTTAAAAGGATCAAGTTTATAGAATTAAATGATGAAGATTAGATAATAACTAGTGAGGACCTGGGTGCAATCCCCAGCACCTCCACCAATTTAGAACACATTGAAGTGTGCTGTAAGGGGGTGAGTTAGATTCGACTGCTACTAAAACTAATTGGAGTTTAATCGCTGACACCGTAATGTCAAATTATAAATGCTAACGAAAGTTACGCACTAGCAGCATAATAACTGCTTGGGGTTTGCCTGAACCTCGCAACAGAATCAGGCATTAAATAATGAGGAATATATAATGGACCAATGTAAAATAATAAATCACACATTTAAGTTTAGAGTAGGTGATACCGATGAAAAAGGCGGATGTACTTTCATAGGTGGAACTTGGAAAGATGTAACAACAGACGATTTATTTAAAGATAAAAAAGTATTGTTATTCAGTTTACCAGGTGCATTTACTCCTACTTGTTCAGGACAACAATTACCAACATATGACGATTTAGTAAACCACTTCAAATCCAAAGGTTTTGACGCTGTTTATTGTATATCTGTTAATGACGCATTTGTAATGAATGCTTGGGCAAGAGATTTAGAAATTAAAAATGTTGTAATGATACCAGATGGTTGTGGTACATTTACTAGATCAATGGGGATGCTAGTAAATAAACCTGCTCAAGGTTTCGGTATGAGATCGTGGAGATATGCTGCCGTAATTAATAATTGCGTAGTAGAAAAATGGTTTGAAGAACCAGGTATCAATAATAATAGTGATGATGATGACCCTTACACCGTATCAACACCAGAAAATGTATTAAAGAACATCTAACCGTGTGTTAGATAGGCGCCGTAGTGTGGTGAAAGCTAGCGTAAGTAACCACACTTTACATTTTCAACTAAATATGTTATATTAAAAATATGAACAGCAAAGAATTTAGTTTAAAAATAGAGGCAATGGTTAAAGAGAAGAAAATGCCTTATATGGACGCAGTAATAGACTATTGCAAATCAAACGACATTGATGTTGGCACAATCAATTCAATGGTTAACAAATCATTGAAAGAGAAAATCAAATCAGAAGCAATCAATTTAAAAATGTTAAAAGAGAAAAAAGGTGGAACATTGCCTGTATGAGTAGAAAGGATAAATTGATTGAAGAAGTAATAATAAAATTAAATACAGAATATCCTAAATTTCTAAAGGCAATACCAAAAATGAATAACAAAAAAATTATGAAACATCCGTTGATGAAAGCGTTAGAGGAGTTAAAATGTCTAATGAGTTAAAAGCAATGGACGAGTTTTTTGACAAGTTAACACAAAATGCTGAAAAGGTCAATCCATTAGAAGGTATGAATGGTGTTGAAGTATTACACCATTTATTAATTGTAGAACCAGACAAAGGTCTATGGGGTATTATAGGATTTGGTATTGTTATTGCTATCGCTAGTTTATGGTATGATAAGTATAATGATAAAGTTGATGTTCCTGTAAATCATCAGGAGTGGCATTAATGTATGGAGGATTTGATGTATTTAAAGTCTATTTGGCAGTTAAACTACATTTTACTTCCAATTATAATTATTTTGACTATGACGGAAAGGTAAATTGTAAATTAGAAACATTTACAAAAAGAAATGATAGATATTTTTTTCATAAACTTAGCACGAAATATGGCAAAGATGAAATACTTGACTTCTTTGTTGCTAACTTTTGTGAGAACGATAAGAAATGGATAGGAAATTTATTACAAAATGACGGAAGAGAGAATTACCTTAATTATAGAAAGATCAAAGACAATTTTAATTACCATTTTAGA